AAGGGGCTTTTCTTATGTTTTGACGAAATTAATATACATTATAGCATCATTGAAATGTTATTTCCACCGCTTTTGCTCTCTTTTTAGGTGGTCGAAATGGACGAATAGCCATAGAAGTTGCTTAACGTTCCCTAATGCTTGGGATTTCTAGGTTTTCCAAATCATTTTGCAGACACTATGTACTATAGCTTGCTAATTCGTACGATTTCGCTATGCTCACGCCCCTGTAATTGATTAAATAGCTATCAAATAGCCCAAAAGAAAAAACGGCTGTAAGGCTCTTAAAATAGCCCTCATGCCGTTTGTTGCTTTTATTCCTTATATCTAGTCATGATTTCGTAAACTTCCGTCACTTTATAAAATACCGCTCTACTGTCAGCACTTGCCTTATATTTAACAAGCCCGTTTTTCTCCCATTCTGCAAGGGTCTTTTCTGATACATCAAAGAATTTTCCCGCTTCCTTTTTTCTGATATATTCCGAACCCTCGCCTTTCATGGCTTCCAGTTCTGCTTTAAATTCTTTCATGATTGCCCCTGTAACTTCCTTAGTTAGTTCTTGCATTGCTTCATTTGATAATATTGTCATGTCCTATCACTCCGATCTTATTTTTTAAGTATTTTAAAAGATGGCATACGCCACCAGTGATTATCCTTGCTATTGTACTACCTGTCATTCCCTCTATGTCCTGTGGCTTGTTTTTGCTATGCTCACGCCGTTGTAACGATTGGAAGCCTAAACGTACAAAACGGCTCTACAGGCTTTTATTTGCCTGTATGCCGTTCGTGTCTTTAATTCCTCATTTGTAGCGGGATTGAATTTATTTTATACCTATGATGGTTTTTCTTGAATCTGCCAGATTAAACATGATGGCTTTTTCATTGTTTTTATCATTATGAAGCAATTGCAAGCCCTCTGGTCTGCGTTCGCCTGTATGATTAATGACTACCCAATGGCTAATGCCCCCTAGTTCTTGTGGTTGTGCCTGTAGGGTTAATGCGTAAAAAGTAACCTCATGTACCCCCATTGCATTTCTTATGTCATTACACCAGTTCCAAAACTTGTTGATGTCAACTGTTAGGAGCAATCCACATTTATTCCATGCGTTCCATTCTATTTCTAATAGGTTGACCGTTTCCCCCACCTCTTGGGGATTTAAGGGCATTTCATACCAATCTACTTTATTATCAATTTCAAGTAATACCATGTTGCCACCGTTCCTTTTTTTGCGTTTCCTGTTTAAGTGTGTTGTATCTTCGCTTGTACCATTTTCTATTAATTGACTGTTGTAACCCTCACGTATTCCCCCCAGTTGTTCGATTATTTTATTTTCATCATGTCCCCTTTCCCTCATGCTCGCTATATACTCCCAGAAAAGCCCCCTAGTTCCTAACCATCTAATGCCCTCATGTTCAGCAAAATCACGCCCCCGTTGCATGATTTCCGAACCTCTGCCTTTTGGATTTCTTGATATAATTGTTTGTAAGAAATAAACAGGATACTTGCCACTCTTTGCATGAAGCGATTTAAAACTTTTTTCCTTATAATCCTTCAGGACATCAATATAATCAATGATTTTCACTGCCCTAGATGCTATTTTTATATTGTCTATTGCTCGCCCCCGTTCTATTTCGTAGCCATCAATTTTCACTATACCTTTCGTTAAGTCCATATCTTCCCATTTTAACCGCTCTATTTCGCTCATTCTCATACCAGTAGCCATAACCAATGCTATAACTGCCCTTAATCGTTGGTTGCTATATAAATCAAATTCACCACGGATATACCGCAATAACTTCTTTTTTTCTCCTATGCTATACAGGTCAACGCCCCTTTTCATTTTTTTAATTTTTCCTTTAACAGTAGCAACATGTGTGTATATGACAGGATTTGCACCTTTGTAATCATGTTCAATCATTAAATTAAAAGCTTGCTTTAACACACCCCTAACACGTTCGTTATCATCACCAGTCGCATAGGCTTTCAAGTTTTCATTTACACCCTTACGCTTTAAATATGAGTCAGTCATTTCATTTATAAAGTTTTGTGCCACTTCTTGGGTGATTTCTTCAAGTCGGTAGTTGCCTAGTGCTTCATTGATTATTCTGATGTAGCGCCTTTTATGTCTTAGACTGCCATCTCGACGACCTTTTTCAACCTCTGCAGTATAATAGTAATCTAGCATTTCGGCTACCGTTGTAATGTCTAATCTAAAACCTTGATTTTTCTTGTATGCCTCGACTTTCTTTTTTACTTTCTCTCTTGCTTCGACTACTGTTTTAGCGGTTATATTATTAAATTTTCCATCTTGTTGACTTAGGATAACACGCCACTTATAGCCGTTAGCGTGCTTTTTCCCTGTGCCCTCCCTTTTGATTCCATCAGCATCAATATATTTAAGTTTCATTAGTTAATACCCTCCAGTGCGTTATTTTGTACCTGTTCTATATGCCTTTCTATGTTTTCGGCATTCCTAATAGTTGCCATCATTTCATATTTTCCTAAGTCCATAACATCTTCATAGGTATACGTGGCTAGTGTTGCCGTTCCTTTATGCCCCACCTGTTCCGCTATTAAAGTATCACGCACACCCTTTTTAGCTAGGTTGGTTACAAAAGTACGCCTAAATGAATGGAATCCATGCCATGGTATACCCATCAATTCGCAAATTTCTCGACATTTTATAACAGAACCCTGATACCCTGACACGTTAGCCTTAGCCGTGTGTGTGTCACAAAAGAACTCGGGAACTTTTTCCCGCCTTTCCTTAGCCATTGCAATGCCCCACGCCCTATATTCCTTAAAAAATTCTATATAGTCGGTTATTACTGCTATGCGTGTGCCACTTTTGGTTTTAGTCCGCTTTAGTTCATTGGTCACTCTGTCACGGGTTGCCTTGACTTTTAATGTGCGCCCTTCTAGGTCGATATCTTCCCATTTCAATGCAAATATTTCACCTATACGCATACCCGTTGCAATTGCCAACGCCACAATAGCCTTGGTTCGCATATGTGTAGCATGGACACGCCCCTTTTCTCCAGATGTATCAGCCTTGATATACTTATCCCATATTGCCATTTGTTCAGCGGTGTAGACATCTAACTTTTTAAGTTTAGCCACCATTTTCTTTTCGGCACTGATTGGGGTCACGAACTCTATAGGGTTCATGCCGTGGTAGCCGTTTTGTATCATAGTATTAAAAGCCTGTTTTAATAGTCGTTTAATATCTACTGCATGATCGCCACTCCCCTTTAAAACACGTATATCGTTGGTTTCTTCATACTTTTTACGGGCTTCAATCGCCTTTTGTGTTATTTCATCAACGTATTTTTGTACCTCATGCGCCTTTAAGTCCTTGAACTTCCTATGTCCGAACTTTCGTTTAATGTCTTTTGCTATGTGTTCATTTCGTTTATTAGTGCCGTTGGTATATCTAAATTTTACAAAATCTAAATGGAAATCAAGCATTTGTGCAACTGTCGTAACATTTAACACAAAGTCCTTTTGTTGCCGATATGTTTCAATCTTCTTTTTCAGCTTTGCGCTTGCTTTAGCAACTGTTTCAGCGGTCACATTAGTTCTTTTCCTATCTTCTCCACTAACCACTATGCCCGACCATTTCCACTTATTACCGTGTTTCTTGCCTGTCGCTACTCTACTATTGCCCTCTGCGTCTACATACTTCAAAACCATATTGTTAAACCTCACTTTCTTCCTTTGGTGCTTATAAGCGTATAATAACGCCTGTTTTTCTTTTATTTTTCTACCATCTTTATTGAGCATTTTAATAACTTTTTTCATCATTTTTAATAGTAATTAAAAAATGTTATTAAACACCACTACAAACGTGATAACAGCAACGTTTTAAGGGATTGTGAAACTTCCTTGAATTTCTATAAAATAATAGTATTTTTCTACAATTATTTTCAATTTCTCACTTGATAGTAAAAAAGTTACAAGAAAATAACCAATTCTATCACTGTTTAAGTCCTTTTAACAGCTATATTTTAAGCACTCTTTTCACCGTAAAACGTTGGTGTTATCATGTTTTAAGCCTACTTTGTTTATTTTACCACGGATATAGCGCTTTGCGAGGTCAAAATCACGGATACTCATTCTTCCCTCTTCCATCGAGCGTGAAAAAGCTCTAAATGACATTTCAATACCTTGCGCTCCTGTAGCACTGATACTCGCCGTTTGTTTGATTGTCTCAGCAAATTGGATAATTGACCTGTTATTTGCAAACAAATCACCGACAGCCATTTCTAATTTATAAATTGTCCCAGCCATCATTGTAAACTCTGCATTGACACGATTGGCGCTTGCCATTATCATGCGCTGCAATTCCGCATTTGACTGCAGTCCATCGTTCATCATATTAATTTGCGCAAGTTTCAAATTATAAGTATCTGCAATCGCTTTGTTGGATTGAAAAAAATTTCTTACTTGCCCTATAAGCCTAGTTATTGTAAATCCACCCACGATCTTCTCTATTAAAGACCACTGACGTTTGGCATTTTGCGCTTCTTGTGCAAATTGCTGGGTTTCTCGGCTTGCACGTCCCACCTCTGGTGGTATATTCCCGACTGCCTTTTTAGCATTGTCTACCGAAGAATAATCAATATCTATATTGCCTTGGATATTCTCGGCTATGTCTTTTAAATATTTTATTTGCTCTTCGACTTTTATCACATCGTCAAAATCTGCATCAACATTCAATAGCCATCCCGCATCAAGCAAATTTTCGATTCCTTCAAGCTCTTTGACAACAGCAAATATTTGATCTTTCTGAGCTTGGATGTCGAGTGTTGAATCGAAACCTTCTATTAGCATAGCCACTTGCTCAATATCCGTTTTAATGCTGTCTACTTCCATGCTTTCTGGCAAATGTTCTAACGCTCGACGTGCCATCTCTACATTATCAGCCAATGCCTGTGCTTCATGTGTTGATTCAACAAATCCGCTTGTAACCTCATCAACAAAGCTCGGAACTGCATTCTCACCCATCAGCCCTTGAATATGTTCCATTGCTCTGATCATTGGTTGCATGGAATTGTAGATGTTTTGCAAAACACCACTCATGCCATCATTGAGAGATAAAGTTGAGCTAATACCAGTCATGTCACCACCTACCTTCTGCCACGCTTCGATTTCATTCGATCAGCTTCTTTTTTATCATTCTTTTGTTTCTCGTTAATCATCTCCATAACAAGAATTTTTTCACGTTCTGAAAGAGCAACGAACTGAGAGGGTAACATCCTAAGTTTATGAAAGCAATAGTATGCATACCCTGTTTCAGCATCGCTCTTAATTAGTTTTTTGCTTCTTTCTTCAAATCCTTTATTGACTTGTCAAGCCCTGAAAACTTGCTTATCTCAGAAGCCAACTCTTGCGCCTCTCCAGCACTTAAAAGTGCGTTGACTAAGTCCTCTGGCTTCGCAAATCCCGATTTTTTAAGAATTTCTGCATCCTTAAAATTTGGATCAATCGTATGGTTAATGATCAAATCCATTTGATAACGTCCAGTGTCAAAGCTTTGATTCTCTAAACTCATTGCTCGCTTTTGGTAGTGCGCCTGTGCTAGTGGTGTTACCTTTGTAATTGTTGCCATTTCCTCGGTATCCGCTGAGAAAATAATCTTCTTTTCTTTCTCATCATTTTTACTGCGATTCTCTAAAAAATCCATTAATTTACTCATATTTCCCATTCTCCTCTTATCGCTTAAACGTATCTAAAAACTCATAATCCTCAAAAGTGAAACTAAAATCCTCTTCCAGTTTATCGCCCTCGTTTAGCATTGTCAGTATAGTACTGTCGGGCTTTACGCATCGTAAAGCAACAGTTTGTGTCCCTAATACCTGTACAGTGGCTGGATCAAGGTTGGTACAGATAAGCGAGATTTCAGGGAAAGTTCCTGTGCGTTTGTATACATCCGCTAAACGCCTAAACATGTGCGAATTATAATAAACCGTCAAACTCCCTGATCCAGACATCCCAGTTATCTTATGGGCGACCATCCTTTGACCAATCGCCCTGATCTCCTCTTTGTTATAAGTGATTTCCGCCTCAAATTCTTTCGCACTTCCCAATTCCTCAACACGACCATCTATAACAGCCTGTAAGACCCCTTCATTGCCATTGATTACCGTTGTATCTCTTACTGCCATACTCTATCTCACCTCAACTTTCATATATAATTTCTCCATCGCATCAGTTGGCTGTACATTCAGGTGTGCAACAACTGAATCCTTATCGTTTCCTGCCTCTACTTGGACATCGTCCACTTCAAAATTTTCAACTGCCCCAAGTATTTGCAAAGAATTAATATACTCTATCAACGCAGACCTGAATACATTGCGACCATTCTCATCATTCGTAACACGCCCGATAAAATTATCGGCAAACATGTGTCTAACATTGTTTGAAATACTATCAAGCACACGCATAACACGGTTTTTACTAAATGCCTGATTGCGCTCTAGAGTGAATGTCGTTAAGCTATTAATATCCTGCTCAACTACGATTCGCCCATTATGCTCGACAAATAAAAACTCTCCATTTTCGAGCGCTCTGATAACATCTGTATTCTGCAGACGATTTGTAACATCTTCTGCTCCTTCATACACCGCATAAGTATTAGACTCATTCACATTCGCACCTGCAGTCGCTCCAGCGACCCACGCAGTAGCTTGATGTGGTGCTACTGGTATCCCATCTTCAAGGATGACCCCGTTTCTCACGTTAATAACCGCTTCATGATCTGCTTTTACGCCTGCTACTACAAGTTGACATTTCTTGCCCTCTTCATCTCTCATCCTGTGGATATAAGCCACTCCTAATGTTTTGATACTTTCATCTTCAACTGGCAATGCCATGCACTCAAAATCATGTGTTTCCAGTTCTCTGAAATACCTTACGTAGTCAGCGGTCGTTGCTCCACCACTAGTGCCACCGTCAAGCCTTAGACCTGCGATCGGTGTAAGCGAGGTAGCGTTAAATGTAATGAAATCATTGGTTTGTAATGCAGTCGCATCATTAACACGTTGCACATCTACGATTGTTGTGTCAATTAATGTTTCAACGTTATAGTAACCATCCGCATCAACATCGGCAATCACTCTAACTGTGATGTCATTTCCTCGTGACCCACGATGATTAGCTCTTACACTTAGACCGCCTTCACTAGCAATTGCTTGTGTTCCAGTGTTTCCATTAACTCGAAACACTAATAACCTACTTGCACGCTTCAATGCTTCTCTAATTGTTAACATTTCAGGTGCACAAAGATTGTATCCTAACAAGTTTAAAATGTTTGATGTTGGTGTAATTTCGATCACTTCTGATGCTCCCCAACCGCTAGACCACGGCAATGTTACAGTTCCACGCGTTCCACTCATACTTGCATTCAATGAATTAGAACTTACATTTGCATAAGCTCCAGGGCGTACTTTATTTTGTGTCGTCCATGTTCCTCCTGCCATCATTTCACCATCCTTCTAAGCTCTTTTTCTAATATTTTTTCAACCTGTTCAAGTGTATAATTTCGATTAGGATCAAGTGTAACTCTTAACAAGTCTTTTTCAATGTTGCTATATTTGATTGATCTCAAAATCGACTCGCAACTATCGCTCGATTCTTCAATTTTGATCTCTTTAACTTCAACCTTTTCGGGTTCATTCTTTTTACCCATCCTTTAGATCACTCCTTATTTCAAGTCCTGTGAACTTTTCACCTTCGGCATCAACAAACTTGTACCGAATATCAAATCCAATGTTAAATTGCAACACATTATTAATGATTCTGTGAGACATTGATGTTGGATGTAATTTCATATCCTCGTAAAACCTAAATAACCTCATCAAATTAAAACCCATCTCACGACAAGTCTTATTCGCCCTGTCATTTGATGGGAAATATTTGATTTCATAAAGATACGATGTCCGCTGGTACTCACCAATTTGCTGATGATGGCTTTGCTCTATTTCTCGGACAGAAAAACTTTCTTCCTTGAAATTCTGCTCATTTGTCTCTCCTCGAGCAGGCAAATTGAACGTATTTCTCAACGTCTTCATGATCTCTTGTTTTAAATCAATCATATTTTCACCAACTCCTTCAGGAACTTCTGAACATGCCTATCAGCTATTTTAGGCATTAACTTTTCAACTTCACGCATAGATAGCGTAAGCATAAATCGCCCCTCTGTCCAGTGCTTTTCTGTATGTAGCACACGCCACCCAACATCTTTAATCCAGATCGCTACACCTCGATGGCCATATTCAACATACGACGCATATTCTAAGCTGTTATAAACTTCTATCTCTAACTGATCACCTTTCCGAATGATGTTACCGACAAACCAATTACGCCTTAATTGACCGCCTGTCTGAACACCTACAGGTGTCAAATCCTTAGTTGCTGTAACCACAAGATTAGCCGATTCAAACAAAATGTCTATAAATACTTGCACTACTGATTCTTTTGATTTTGGTATTGCTGCCTTCTCAATATTTTTAGCTAATTTTTCAAGTTGACAAAAATCAGCTTTTCCAAATTTACGCGGCATCAGAATCCTCCATAAACAACTCTTGATGGGTTGGATAAATGTAGGGACGTCCTGAATACTTAAATTCAATTGTCATTCCGTTTTGCTCAACTTTTATTCTGCTCCCTGACTTAATTTCTATCTCTGGTGCGCATAGCAATCTTAGTTGCTGCTTTAAGTTGCTTCTTATACCATCATTGCTTGCTGCATTCACTTGAGACCTGTCTAGAAAGCACGTTCCTTCATAAACAGATTTCCAACGGCTCAGTGTTTCGCCTTCATCAATATAATCCTCTTCTTCGTCGATGATCATTCGTCCTATGTAGGTACGTTCAATTGCTTTTCTTGCCGCATCGGCAACTCTTTTATTCACCATCTTAGCCTCCTAAACCCATTAAGTTGTGAAGTGATGCTGTTAAGCGCATCTTCCGACATTGGCGTCGTGTTGAATGTGACTGATGTTGCACCGTTCTTGGTTGTTTGAATTGATTGAAACTCAGGGTCATCGAAACGCATATGTGCAACTATTCGGGTCACGACTACAGGTAACAACTCTTTTGGAAACTCTGTTCGGTGGATATGGTTCAAAATCAGGCGTTCAAGAATATCGTAATGGACGTTAATGATACCATCCCACTTTTCATCCTCAATTTGTAAAAGCACTTTTACCGATTCCAACACATCCATAATTTAGCCCTCATTTTCCTCAGCTACATCATTTTCCTCAACTACATCATTTTGCTCTATTGATGATCCAGTTGCACCTGTTAATAATGCAATTAAATCATCTCTTTTCCTTACTCCAGTAAAGTCGATACCTGCTTCAAGAAGGTTTGCTTTTAACTCATCTGTGGTTAAATTGGAAAATGGGTTGTCAAGAACACCCTCAGGTTGAGTTTTATCACGTCCTTTTCCTTTAGGTTTAACTTTACGCCCATAAGGTTCAGTTGCCACTTCTACTTGCATGCCTGCTGGCACAATTGCTGAAAAAGCTTCATCACTTGCAATTAGCCACGATACCGACATAGTCGCTTTTAATGCGATCATATCTCGCTCTGCTAGGTTTAATGGCTCTCCGTATTCATCTTTCAGTGATGAAAGCGAGGCTTCTGTCAAAATCTCATATGTGATGTCATCAAGGATTCCATAAAAAGCGTAATTCCAATCACCTATCAACTCAACAGCTTTTTTTGCAAAACTTTCCCGTGGGGCGTATGTAACTGGAAGTCCTAAAAGTTCATCCACTTCACCCTTGGTCGCTTGATTGAAAATAGGCTGACCATTTGCATCACGTGTTCCACGATATTTGACCCTTTGGGCTCTAACTGTTGCTAATCCGTTCGGCTCGAAATCTTTTTCCTCCACCTTGCCCATTGCAGCGTTAATGTCTGCATATTTATCCGCAGTCTCATTCACAATGTTTTCTGCCTTTGCCGCCACAGATAGTGCTGATCTATTCCATGGTGAGAGTACTCCAACCAGAGCAGCTTGATCAAATTTCTCGTGAAATGCTTTGATTACCTCTTTTTTCATTTTTTCAAAGAAGTTTGGCATTGCATGTTTTAAATGTTCTCGTGTAGCTGGGATAATGACTGCCAATTTATGTGCCCTCATTTCTGCTTTAACGAATCTTGGGCTATCAGTTTTGATCACCTGACCCTCACTCACCCAGTATGCACCAATCCCTGTCATATAGGTAATCTCTTCAACAACTTTTGTTTGTTCTTTTTCTTCGGCTAGTTTCATGACTGCCGATCCCTTTTGCACCCCAGAAATGATTTCATTGCTAATGTTTCGAGGTATTTTCCCTCTGATAGCATCTTGCAATAAAACCGTATCTGGATCGAATTTAATTCTTGACATAATTCTTCACTCCTTAGGTTGTGACGCGATGAGCATTCAACTCTCGCTTGGTATTTGTAATATTAGCAGGTGTTTTCCCAGCATCTGGATCATATTGATTCTTCGGCTTTTTGGATGTTAGGTCTGGATCTTCGCCTTCTTTTCCTTCTCCGTCAGCCCCATCAACTCCTGTTCCTGATGATGAATCTTTTTCTGAGTCGAACAAAAAAGGATTATCCGCAACAATTTTGTCTAATTGTTCCTTCAACCCTTTTACTTGACCGTTTTCTTCAAGCTCCAACTTGTCACGATCTAACAAAGCATTCACTGCTTTAGCATTCTTAGCTTTCGTAGCACTGATCGCTGATTCAATTTTCGCATCAAGTTTCACCTTGATAATTTCAGCTTTATGCACAGCTTTTAACTCCTCAATTTCTGAATCGGGTTTAGCTACTTTGCCCTTGGAATCGGCTTCTTTCTTTTTGGATTCCTTAGTTTTAGATTCCTTTAATAAATCTTCATCCCTTTGTTCTTCGAAAATATCATCGATATCCTCGACCGCCTCATCTAGTTTATCTTTGTCAATTTCGACACCTAGACCTTTTAAAATTTTTCTGATTTTGCGTTTGAGACTCATTAATCCCAACTCCTTATGATTTCTAGTTTTATGTCATAGTGGACATGGTAAAAACATAAACAAAATGTTTAAGCTTAGCCTGATCCGCCTGAGTGCCTACGCTCCATTTCGGCAAGCCACTCCTGATAATTAAGATTTCCAATGTTTTCACCTTTTCCAGTCACTGGGTCTCGTGCCCAACGACTCCTTTTCATATCTGGATAGTGTGGAACTTCCGTGCAACGACAATTAGGATGAATCGGCGACACATTTACTCCGATCTCCGCTTTCTTACGTTCGAATACTTGCCCGTCTAGTTTTTGGCATTTTTTACAGGTGCTCTTTTCAAGGACAGCAGACAACATAAACTTTTCAACGCCAGTTTCTTCAAATGATTTCATAGTTGCTTGCGATGCAATTTGAGCTGATTCGGTTTGGATCAAGGTAACAGCTCTGTTCCTCGCTACATCCATCCTATCTGTTAAAGCATCAACCATCTTACTAATACTATGGCCTTGTGACATTCCTGTAAATAGCACATTCTTCAACTCTTTGGATAACACTTTAGTCTTATTCTTCCAAACTCGTTGTGAAAAGTTGGATTTGTGAAACGATGAGTTTAATATTGCATTTATTGATCTGGTGTCTAGTTTAGCGAAATTAGTCGCTATACCTATTCCACGTTCGATTTCGAAAACATTACGGTGGAACGTCTCGCCGATCACTCCAGTTAGATGTTGCTTAAGCGACTTTTCCTCCTGAATAGCGTGATTGAATATTTCTTTATTAATTTGGGTCTGGAGTTGTTGCAGTCGGCTCACTCTTGATCGGTAATATTCGCGATTTAAATGTTGGCTATGCCCGCCCTCTTTCGCCTTTTGACGAAATTCACGCAAAGACATCGACCATGATTGTTGATCGGATTTACTCAACATTTCCCTAGCTTCGGTTATTGAAATATTGTCATTTTCTGCATACTTCCTGAAAAACTTTTCCAGTTCAGATTCAATTCCACGCAAAGTTCTTCTGTGTAGTCTAGTGATTTCTCTTGCCAATGCTCGATCTGATCGAATCCTATCTTGAGATATTCTTAAAAAGCGCCTCTCCCAGTAAGTTGTACTCCTGCTCATCGTTTAACACCCAGCTTATCAAGTATCCTGTTCAGCAACCTTCGGAAGATATTTTCAGATTTCTCATCTAGCTCAATTTCTTCAAATTCAAAATCAAGAACATCGTCAAAATTTCCATCAGGCATGAAATCATCTTCCATTCGCAATTGATCTTGCTCCTCTTGCTGTAATAGTTCCAATTCACGCTCCCAATCATCTACCAGTGGATTGGATTTGGCAATCGTTTCTTTTGAGGTGACAGATGCAAGCTGTGCGACAATTTGCGCTTGCTCTAAATCATTCTTGATGGCAGTCGGTGTCCAAATTTGGTTGATCTCTGAATAGTTATCAGGATCTTCTCCTAGGTGAATCAAGACGAATTGAATGAGTTCCGTAAATCCAAAGTGAAATTCGGTCTCCATTAAACCTGACTTCATTTTTAGCAAAGAATACTTATACTTGATAGCTTCACCTGATGTCGTGCCAATACGATCATCGAACGGGTCCAATCCCATGCCTGCCTCGAATATACGTTGGCGAGTGAGTTCGAGTATTGTCTTTCTTGCTTCAACGGGAATTTCTACTTTGAGAGTGTCAATGCTCCCTTCTGCATCATCCAAAGCTATTGATTTCCATTTTCTAAGGTTGGCGTTAAGCTCAGCTTGATCTTCTCCACCGTAACCTTTAAGAATCATAATAATCTCTTGGATATCTTCAACATCGTTGACAAAGCCGTTATACACTTTATCATATATGTCTATTAACCTCAGGTAATCATCAATATCCCGAAACCCTTCATCAGTGTTGTAAAAAGGAATAAAGGGGACTCTGCCCCAGTCATGAGCAACTTCTTCGTCTTCCAAGCGAAACCACTTATCGTTATCTTTTTGCGTGAAAATGTATTGCCGTTCTGCGTCCCAATATTCATGATACGTTGTTCCCTTTTTTTCGTATATTCGCAACACAGCATCAAGCTCAGCATCGAGCTTATCTGAGTATAGCGGAATTATCTGAATAGGGTCTACAGGGTGATGTTTAAATTTTCCGTTTTTATCAACCCATAAATGTAACCAAGATAATCCCGAATTGGATGCTTCCACCCCCAAGCGCTTGGCGTTACGAGGAAACTGGTTGCCTAAGGCTCGCTTGACGTTTCGATTTAGCTCCTGATTAGCTTTTTTGTCATCTTCTGATCCTTCGTTGTGAGCATCACAGATAACATCAAATTGAGGTGGTACTGTCAATGAGTAGGCGATTTTTTGGTTAACCAGTAGCCTGTGGAAGTTGTGAGGGGCTCGGTTATCCGCTTGGCGTAATGGGTTGTCACGACGCTCTACCGCGTTGCTCTTAGTAATCGCTGTTTGATTGCGATAATACTTTTTCGACTCTAAAGACCGTTTAACAAAAGCCTCATGTGACCCTTTGTTATCTTCAAGAATTTGCTTGATGTATTCGATTGTGATTTCCAATGATGTTCACCTCCTACTTTAAGACTCTGATTTTTCTCATTGGCGGGTCATAATACGCCAATGTAACAGCATCAGCAATATCAGGACTACCTATGCCGCGTTTTTTCATGCTTTCTTTGCTTTCGATCATCAGCTTTGAACGGCTTGACAATCTGTATTTTCTGCTAGACAGTTCGCGTATCATTTCAGGAGAAGTTGGTAATTGAATCAACGCACCTTCTCCTGATAGATAGGCTTTCATATTTTCCTCTAGCAGCTCTTTCAGGCTACCCCATACTTGAGTACCCATGTTGTGGTAATATTCATCTGTTGCTGATTCTCCGTTGTTTACAGGGATGATTTCAAATGGCAATTTATCCTCTCTGACAACTTCCTTGAGCCTATCAGTAACTCCACCACCTACTCCTGTATCATCGACTTTGATTCTGATTTTTTTCAGCTTCGGATACCTCTTCATTAGTCCTTTAGCCATCAGTAATACATGTCCAACTGTTACCATCGTATCCTGCTTATGGTGTTTTTGAATAGTCAAGGCTTTATTTGCTATTCTCGGCACTAACACTGTCTTATCATCACCAAAGCGCGCCACATCAACCCCTATGTGCGCCACTGTGGCGTTCAAAACCTCATGTGGAGGTATCTTGCTTTCGATTGCAAGCTCAACCGTCTCCATGCTGATGAATGAATCCAGCGAACCCTTTGGGAAATCTGCGAAAATACGAACACGAGCGACATCAGACTCACGACCATATTTTTCGATCAGCGTATCAATATTTTCTTTGTTGGTTCTTTTGCTATCTAAACTGGACACCTTGTGTGTTGCATATCTATGTCTATCGACTGTATGCGAGTCGTAAAAAATACCTTCTAGCTTATTTGGATTTCCGCACATCAGGAGCTTATTGTCTTCCCCTGATAACGTTCCGAGAATTGCTTCAAGGATTGGATCAGCAACTCCTGACGCTTCGTCTACAATAAACAGCATATGATCCTCGTGAAAGCCTTGCATGTTTTCTGGTTTGGTTGCCGTTTTAGCGGTTGCGAACCAGCGCTCCTCATCACCAATCATGTAAATCTTGGTTTTAGTCCATTTAAGCAGACTCTTAATCAAACTTCGGTTCAACCATTTTGCAACCTCAGCCCATAATACGTCGTATAATTGTTGCATTGTTGGTGCAGTTGCGACAACTTTTGCATAAGGGCGACAAGTCAAAAACCAAATAATTGCACCTGCTTCAAGTGCTGTCTTACCTACACCCTGTCCTGATCTAACAGATACTTTCGACTTTGTTGCGAGGTCATTAAGTACTTTAACTTGCCATTCGTCAGGCTGTAGGTCTAAAATGTCCTCAAAAAAAGCGACTGGATCGTCGTAATAAACATCAATCGCATCTGCTAAATTTTCAATCATTTTTGCATCCCTGCTTTTCGGCGTTCAGCTTTTTCCTTAATGGCTTGCTTCCAGTCTTTGATATCTTCGCCTTCTTTTGAACCTTCAAGTTTTTTGATCTCTGCACGTAACTTGTCGAGTTTGAGTGCATGCTCGCTATCTAGTGCATGAAAATGTTTATCTAGGAAATCAAACGCCTTGTGCTTATCCATCAATTTTACACTAACGCCTTCTCGCCCCTCCTTGACTTCGGTCAATAGTGAGCCGTCCACTTCGTCACTTTCTCTCAGATGTACATAATTCACAATGCGGCGTCCACCTTCGACTTCTATTTCTCTGCGTCCGAATGATACATAATCCGTGATACTGGCGAATGCGATGTCGATCTGCTTTTGCAACAGAATATTTGCATCTAATAACATACTTTGACGTTGTTCTTGTTTCAGGCGTTCAATTTCTGCTGAAACTCTAACATTTCCTAACAATCTAGACCCACTAGCTAATGCGGTTGAGTAGTCGCACTGGTACACTTTCTGATAAGCCTTAGTAGCATTGAAACACTTGAGGTATTCGATACAAAATAAAATCTGCTTATCATTCAGCTCTGAATCATCAATGATGATTTTAGGTTTGGAACGTTCCGTATTTTTGTTTGGAGCGTTCCGTTCCTTTTGTTCCGTTCCAGAATCCCATTTGTCTTTATTCTTCCAACCTCTGAGAGTTCCTTCGCTTACACCTAATTCCTCAGCTATGGATTTCAGCGAACGTGTTCTATCTGCTAGATATAATTCTTTTGCTTTATCCCTATCTGGGCTTCTATTCTTTGGCATGCTTCATCACCTCTACCCCGTACTTGCGATTCGTTTCAAAACACTTGCTGGTATATCCTTCTTGCTTGGATATGATTTGCTCCTAGCTCTGTGAGTTGTAGCATAATATCCGTTTTTATCATGTCCTATTCCGCATTGATATTTCTTGCCATCTTTTGTGACTGTTTTCTGAACGACTTCAACACCGCAATGCTTAAACTTTTTCATCTAAATAAACCTCCATCCTGTTATCTTGATATCTGTGTTAGCAATCAACTCTAAATTGCTATTGTAGGCTTTAGCATAGTAATCTCGCTTCATTTGTAGATTTTCAAAAGGATTGATAATCTGCTCCTATTTTTTGCATAATAAAAGACACCGTGTCGAACCAGTGCCTTTATCATTCTAACTTGATGCAAGAAGTCAATCTTGATTGACCTAGTGAAAATGCCTGTTGCGTTTTGACCAACTTCTCACACTAACATTATACTACAGATGTTTTCCGAAATTTTCCGTACATACACTCACGTATCTTTTTTTATCTCATCTAGATATTTGTATACTGTTGAAAGTGAGCATGGTATTCGTAATGCAGCCATTGCTGGTTTGAATCCTTGCATATGGCAAAACGCAAAAACTTTTGATTTGATGTCATTTGTTTGCTTGTAGTAGGTCTGCGCTTCATGCATTTTATCAATGACTGCTGTTAATCTATCAGCTTTTTCTTGCTCTTCTTTGAGTTCCCTTTGAAGTTCATCAATTCTGATAACACTGTTCAATATCTTATCGTGACTTATTGGACTTTGAACAGCTTCACTGTTAGGTGTTTGTGTTGAAGTTAATCTTGCAGAAAGAACAGCTATTTCGGTTTCTAAATAGTTAATACGCTCTTGTGTTACGTGCAAATCACCAACTGTTTTAAAGTAATTTGTCATCTTGCCACCTTCTCTTTTGAAAAATGAACCTCTTTAGACACGGATACACCGCTATTGCAACAATTACTACTATTACGATTATTAACTCAATCATGTAGCTCAACCTTCAACGGA